TGGGGCAGCGTCCAGAGCAACAGGCGTGCAAACACGCACGCTAGAACGTCGTTGTGCTGTATGGCCTCGTAAACGGTCGCGTCGGTGTCGAAATAACCCAACTCACGGGTCGCGCTGACGGCATACAGATTGGATGCGCGGTGCCGGAACACTCCCACGACGCCGCCGCCCTTCTCGAACTGCCAGAAACCCCGTGCCGGCCCGCCGATCTGACGGCGATGCTCAAAGCGGGATTCCTGCAAGCCAATGGCAAGCAACATGGCTCGCGCCTCGCGGCTGTCCATCTTTTTGGGCAGGAACGAGAATGCAGCGGGGATAATGTGGTCGTGGATGTAGTCAATCATTCTCGCCCCCAAGGGCGGCATATCCGGCGAGGTCAATCCATGAATCAGCGTGGAAGCCGTGCTTGAGGCGAACCACCTTCAGCGCCACCATGCACAATGCGACCTGACGCGGCGTGACTTCATGCCCGAGGATCACAGACCACATCGCTGCAATGTCGTCGGCGTTGTCGGACCAATCGCCGTAGTCCTTCTGACGGTCCCCGCGTGTGATTTCAGCGGCAGCGGAAAGGATGTCCTCACGCCTCATCAACGTCCCTCATCATCAGGATGGAATACTTGCCGTGGTGTGTTCCTAGGAACGCAGGCTCCTTGTTCGGGCCGGGGGCGATGCGCCATCCCTGCGCCATGTAGACGAGGAACCCGTGGAGGGGAGCGTAGATAAAGTCTTGGATCACGCCGCATCACGGAGCATGTCAATGCCGCAGGTTGTCCGTGCGACCTCTCCATATTCGGAGTGCATCACAATCAGCTTCATGTCCCTGCCTGACAACCACCCGCCGCCCGTTGCGTATGCGTCATTCGCCGCGAGTGTGCGGACCTGTTCAACGATGCACCCGTTGAACTCCTGCCTGCTGTCGTGGTGGTGATGGCCGCGAAAGAAATACCGATGTTTGGTGATGCCCCAATCTTCGGGCCTTTCTGTCGCCATAATGCCCGGAAGGTCGCGGTCCTTGGTTCTGTCGCCATGGACGAAACCCATCAGCGTTTTGCCGTGTCGGATGTAATGCCGAAGGGTTGGCGCGTCGTGGACTTTCACGCGGGGTTCGTTCTCATAGACGTTCGCCAGAAGAACGCCCATAGCCATGCCAAGCACGGGGTCGTGGTTGCCGACCACCGGAACGAAGTGAACCATCTCGTGGTGCGATAACGCCGTGTGGATGCACTGCCGCACCGCTGAAACGCCGATCCGCATGACCCGTTGCAAACGGGTGTCCACGTCCAGAACGTGGCCGTGTCCGGGCGTCATTCCCGCCATGTTGTCGGCGTGGAAGAAATCGCCAAGGTTGGCAATCACGCACTGCCTGGACGACGGCGCTTGAGATACGAGGTAATCAACTGCTCCGCAAAGATCGCGGCGGGCAATGTCAACGTCGAAGTCATCGCCGGATTCCTCCGCCCACGCGTACATCCCGAAATGTGGATCGCCCCATGGAATGACGGTCATCAGGTCGTCGTTGTAGGACTTGTCTTTGGCGGGTCGGGGCTTCAGCTTCGGCAGGGCCTTCGCGGATTCCTTGACGGCATCCAGCGCCATTTCAAGCAGGCGCTCACGGTCGGCGGTGGTCTTGACCCATTCCGCCTTAACCTCGCCGTCTGGCCCGTAAAGGGTCGAACGTCCCTTGATGATGTAGCCGTCAGGCACGGAACCATCCACGTCCGCCCTGCCCACCACACCGCGAGCGGCGCGAAGGCGATTGCGGTACGTCTCGCGGGGGAGGCCCAAAGCATCTGCCGCCGCCGCCTTATTCCCTTGCGGGCATTCCGGTGTCTTGGTCGCCTCGAATGCCTCTAACGCTTCCTGCTTTTCAGCATCACTTAGGCCAGGGTTTGCCACGGGCGGGCCTTCCTATTGCTTATCCAGCAACCAGATGATCAGCGAAAATTGCGCCGAAACAATTGCCAGAATGCCATAAATCATCCACCGACGCAAGGCGGTAACATCCTCGCGTAGCCCGCGCATTTCCTTCCGCGCCTCACTCCACCGCTCGCCGCAGCGGTCCTCATGGCTGTCGATCTTGAGTTCTGCCCGCGATGCAATTTCACGCGCACCGTGGTCAATCACTTGATTCGGAAAGCTCACGCGCCCTGCTCCTGCTTCGGCGCTTCCATCGACCGGGACGCGCACCATTGGCCGTCTTCGTTGTCGAAGAACACCACGAAATCCGTTGACGCAATCGCGGAACGGAAAACGACAACGTAATGCTCTTCGCCGATGTTGTCGGTGAAGGTCGTTTCATCCTCCACGTAGCTTTCCGGGTACGCTGAAAGCATGGTATCCACCACGTCCTGCGGCGTTTCACATGACGCGGAAGCCATGAAAAGTGCGCCGATTGCGGCAATTGCGTTCATTATTTTTCCTTTCGCCAATTTCGGCACGCGATCCGACCTTGCATTTCCTTGGGTTGGGTGGCTCCGTTGCAGGCCGCAAGAAGGACAACCAGCACAATCCACGTATCAGCGATCGCCAAAGCAGATGACATTGACTGCATCGGGGTTAGTGTCCGTGCCGCCCGCGTTGACGGTCTTGATCTGCAATTGGCCCGCCGTGATGCCCGACACACGGGCCACGTTGAAGTTTGCATCCTGAAGCGTGATTGTGCAGGTGTATTGTGCGTTAGTAAAATTCACGTCCCATTCCACGGTGAAGTCGCCCGTGCTGTCGTAGGTGACCGAAGCGACATTCTGGCCCGTCACGGTGCCGATAGCGGAACCTGATACTGCGAAGCGGACGAAAGCCTTGGCCGCGTATGGGGAACGAACGACCTGATCCGCAGTCACCGTGCGAAGAGCGGTTTGCGCTTCCATCTCCGCCGCCGTCGCGTTTTCCTGAACACCGGAAATCGTCGTGGAAGCCACGGGAAGGGCTTCCCACGCCACGTCCGTTCCATCGGAGCCAAGAAACAGGTCAGAGCCACCAACAGGGAGTCGTGCGGCGTCGGCGCTTGAGTCACCGTAGATCAAATCCCCCCGAGTGGTGATGATATCGGCGGGGGACGAGGTGTTGACCGTGGGCGAAAGAAGCTGGAAGTTCGTTCCATCGTAAACGACTTCGACCTTCATTCCGGCCTCTATGTCGCCAGCAGCAAGGTCCGCGTCGTTCTCTTTCTTGATGGTAACGGCACCAAGACTGTCCACGTTCAGGGTCACGGTGCCATCGTTGTCCGTATGCGCGTCGAAGCACATTTTCAAGCCATCGTAATAGCTGGACAGCGTTCGGGTCGCTGATAGCGTCCAGACCGACGAAGACCCGGCGGAGGCAATGACACAAGACTCATCGCCTGACCACCGCGCCACGATGCCCTCAAGCGCCCGTGCGCCATCGTTCACGGCGGCTGGACTCATGTTCTCAGGGAAGCGGTCGGTATTGGATGCGTCAACAGCGTCGAGGCTGTCAATTTCGGCTGCGATGGCAGGAACAGCCAGCAGCGCCATCATCGCGATGATGTAGCGTTTCATAGTGACCTCATTTCGGGTGTCGTTTTCGGTGGCGATGCGGGGGTTCGGTATTATGTTAATGGGATGAAATCAGAGCTATGGCTGTTCATCTGGACTCGCGCAATTGGCGTATTGGTCGCGGTCCTTGTGTTTTTCCTTGTTGGCGTTAACGGCGTCTTGGCATTGCTTGTCGCCGTGGCAACGTGGGCGCACGTGCAAGATCGATGGGACGCCTACGGCTGGCCCGGTAAAGACAAGAGGCCCTGAACATCAATCCCGCCCTCCCGTACATTCGGGGCCGGGCGCTGCCCTGACAGCAGGCCGCCAAGCCCGATAGCTGGCAAAAGCGTTGCGCCACCAGGAGGAGCAAGCGGCGGCGGGAATGTTGAGATTAAAGCGTTGACGCTGCTTGACGGTCCAGATGCCCATTTCATGAACGCAGACGAGATCAACCTTGATGCTGGGTTGTTCCCAAACCCAGACATGAAAAGGCGCATGATTTCATTTGCGGAGTTTGACGTGTTCACCGCGCCGGGGACTCGATTCGTCGCGGCAAGGGCTACCCGGCGGAACTGGTCAATCAACATCAACTCATCCTGATTGAATAGCGTTGACATTAGAGTTCGATTGTCCTGCATCGCTTTATTGAAGCTGGACGAAAAACGGTCGCCCGAAAAAAGTTGAATGCCGTCACTCCCCATTTGGTTCGCGTTTTGGCTTCGCAGCAAACGGATAAATGCCTCTTCCTTCATGGCAAGCCATTCGGGGCTTTGGTCCCCTAGTAGCGTTTTGATATGTTCAAGCGCCTGCTGCGCCCCAGTCTTTCCACCAAGTCCAGAACTGTTAAATATCGTGCCAAGGGCCTCCTCCGGGTTTCGTGCCAGAGTAATGCCATCGTCCCCCACTTCGATTAGATTGGCGACGATCTTGTTGTCCTTGTATTTTTCCGCGAAATCTCGGGCCAAGGTCCGAGCGTTGCGGAACAAGTCAATAGCCGTTTCGTCACCACGAATAAGAGCGCCATCAAGAATTTGATCCAAAAACCCTTCATACCTATTCTTCATCAACGAGAGCGCCGCACCGTCTGTCGTTCCAGCAAGATCACGGCTTCGCGATGCTGTGTTGAGCCGCTTCCGCCATTCCTCAAGGGCGCGGATCGTGACTTCTGTAACTTGCCCGCCACCGGCGGGAGAAATAATACCGTCCAAATCGTCAAGAAGCCGCTGCGGGACGCCACCGGGCGTTAATCCGCCGCCAAATTCATCAACAACCTCACTACGAAGACCCTTTGCGAACTGCCCGCCGATTTCAGCATCAAACGCAGCCCTGCCCGCGTCCTTTGCCGCGTCATAGGCGTCATTCACGGCGGATTTGGCGGCTTGCGATCTGGCAAGCAGCCCACTTTGAACCGCAGCAACACCCTCCCCCGGATTGGCTACATTAACCGTGCCGCCACCCAACCTTTGCTGGATCAGCCCTGAGTTTGCTTGCAACTCAAGATTCTGGGCCTCACGGAATGGTCGCAGCGTTTCATAAGCACCCCGCCCCCGCGCCCCCTTGTTCGCGGCATCTTCAAACGCTTGTTGCCCCACGTCCCTTGTT